ACAAATTGATAAAATAAAAAATTATCAGCCAGCCCCTTTACAGGAAGAAAGTTTTGTTGTACAAAGAGAAGAACAAAGGGCTTCAACCCCTCGTGTTGACACTAAATTAGCTGATTGGCAGGAACGCAACGGTTGGTTTGGACAAGATGAGGAAATGACCGCCTCTGCTTTGGGTTTACATGAAAAACTTAAAAAGCAAGGTGTTCTTGTTGGATCTGATGAGTATTATGCGATATTGGACAAGACAATTCGCAAGCGTTTCCCAGAGAATTTTGGGGATGCTGAAGTTGTAGAGGCTAAGCCAAAGGAGGAAGCTCCTAAAGCCAAACCCTCCACGGTCGTAGCTCCGGCAACGAGATCAACCTCCTCCAAACAGGTTAAGTTGAAAACAAGCCAGGTCGCAATAGCTAAAAGGCTAGGTTTGACCAATGAGCAGTATGTCCGTGAACTTTTAAAATTAGAAGGAGCCTAAAATGGCTAATGCAAGAATTGACCGAGAAGTATCTACCCGTGCAGTTTCAGAGCGCCCTAAGCAGTGGCAGCAACCGGAACTACTCCCTGAGCCAGACAAACAGGCTGGGTATGCTTATCGCTGGATTCGTGTTTCGACGTTAAACAATGCCGATCCACGTAACCTTTCTGCCAAACTCAGAGAGGGTTGGGAACCTGTTCGCATAGAAGAGCAACCTAAGTTTCAACTGCTAGTTGACCCCAATAGTCGCTATAAAGACAATATTGAGATCGGCGGGTTATTACTTTGCAAAACTCCAGAAGAGTTCGTCGCCCAGCGTAATGCACATTATGCCAAGCAGAGCGAGTCTCAGACAGAGGCTGTAGATAATAATTTAATGCGTCAAAGCGACCCAAGGATGCCACTCTTTAAAGAGAACAAATCCTCGACTAGTTTTGGCAAAGGTAGTTAATTTTAATCTTTAGGAGAAATAAATGGCTTATCCAACCGTTTCTGCTCCCTACGGCCTACAGCCGATTAACCGTATTGACTTTATGCCATATGCTGGCGCAACACGTCAATTACCGATTGCGAGTACTTATAACACTCCAATCTATAACGGTGACATCGTCCTGGTCACAGGTGGCAATATTCAAAAATCAACTGTAACCACAGATGCGACCACTGCTGCAGCTAATGCAACTTATGGCGTATTTATGGGCGTTCAGTACGTTAATACACAAGGTCAAACAGTTCAAGCTCAATATTACCCAGGTAATGCTGCCGCTTCTTCTGCAATAGCCTATGTTGTTGACGATGCAGCAGCAGCATTTAAAGTAGCAATTACTTTTTCTGGTAACACTACTGTGACTACAGCTAACGCATCTGTCGTTGGTACAAACTTGCAAATCCGTCAGGGTACAGGTTCTGCTACTACTGGTGATTCAGCAGTTTCAGTTATTGCTCCTACCGCTGGTACTGGCAATGCTGCAGCTCTTCCAGTTCGTGTAGTTGCAGTTGTTCCAGAAACAGCTACAAGCCTAACAGCCTTTACAGAAGTTATTGTAAAGTTAAATAACCCACAAATCTTGCTAGCTGCTGGCAACGATTACGTATAAGGAGCTATAAATGGCTATTTCACGTGCACAGCTCCTAAAAGAGCTTTTACCCGGCCTGAACGCATTGTTTGGTCTTGAATATGCTCGCTACGGCGAAGAGCATAAAGAGATCTACGAAACAGAAACCTCTGAGCGTTCTTTTGAAGAAGAAACAAAGTTGTCAGGTTTCTCTGCTGCTCCTGTTAAGAACGAAGGCTCTGCCATCGCTTATGACAATGCGCAAGAAGCATGGACAGCTCGCTACAACCACGAAACAATCGCTTTGGGCTTCAGCTTGACTGAAGAAGCTATCGAAGATAACTTGTATGACTCGTTATCCGCTCGTTACACCAAAGGTTTAGCTCGTGCTATGGCGTACACCAAGCAGGTTAAAGCTGCTGCTGTATTGAACAACGGTTTCACCACTGGCTACAACGGTGGCGATGGCGTTCCACTCTTCAGCGCAAATCACCCACTGGTATCTGGTGGCACCAACAGCAACGTTCCATCTACTGCTGCTGACTTGAATGAGACTTCTTTGGAAGCCGCTGTAATTCAAATCGCTGCTTGGACTGATGAGCGTGGTCTGCTGATCGCTGCTAAACCTAAGAAGTTGGTTGTTCCTCCTGCACTCCAGTTCGTTGCAACCCGTTTGCTCGAAACTGAATTGCGTGTTGGTACAAACGACAACGACATCAACGCTATCAAGAACAACGGTTCTGTCGCAGAAGGTTACACAATTAACCACTTCTTGACCGACACCAATGCTTGGTTCCTCACCACTGACGTTCCAAACGGTATGAAGCACTTTGTTCGTACTCCTTTGAGCAACAGCATGGATGGTGACTTCGACACTGGTAACGTTCGTTACAAGTCTCGTGAGCGTTATAGCTTCGGTTGGTCTGATCCACTCGGTATGTATGGTTCAGCAGGTGCTTAAGTAACACCCCCCAAGCGGTCTCGACTTCTTGGTGCAGGCCCCGCTCAAAAGGCGGGGCTTTGCTTTTCTTGGTAGTGATGAATACGGTGGCAGTTAGCGCATAAAACTACGCACTTTTTAATTTCTTCCCGTACTTTCTTGGATTGCCCGTTTGACACAAGGCGATGAATGTTACCATCTTTCTGTGTGGGGTCTGTGTGGTGAAAATCCAACGCCGCAATATGGTCAAATCCGCATTTTGTACATTTAAGTGTGGATTTAAATGCACGCCACTCTGATTTAAATACCTTTTTTACGTCTTGGGTTTTTTTAATAACCGCTGCTCGGTTATTCTCATAGTGCTTGCGGCTCTGTGTTTTGTGGTAAGCCTTGCGAACCTCGGGGTCTTTATAGGGCATAAGTTTTAATTGGCTCGTGGCTTTTTAGGTCTACGTTGCATGCCCACTTAACTGCTTCTTCAGCGGATAACTCCATCCGTAGGCATACTTCTGCCGCCATTGCCCCACTGCCAATAGCCATAAATGTCTTTGCTCTTTCCCATTCTAAGTCATCTCCACAATAGAAAAGCCCATCTTTGGTTAATTTTAGGAATGAGCTGTCGGACTTTAGCTTGGGTTTTGTTTTGGTTTTCTTGTTTAGGTAGTCCACTACCTTTTCGCAATCGCACCAATTGCCAGCAACACCTAACCAACCACCATCAATTGAGACAACTTTTTCGTCAAAATACTTAATCCCGGTATCGTCATCGGAAAATTGGCTATCCGCAACCAATACTTTCCTCCTCCAGTCGCCCACAATCGTAGTCATTTTTACCCCTAATAAAAAAGTGCAATAACCCCAGCTACGTAAAATAACACAGCCACAGCCTCAACTAAGAACAAAGGTGTATCTTTTTGTGCCCATCCTGCCCAAGTCCACAGGGCGCTACCAATCAAACCGAGGATAATATTGGCGGGGTAAATGTTGAAACTTGTCAAACAGATGCCAGTCAAGCATAACAAAGTCCCTAGCCACTTTACGCATTTCATCAAACCCCCGAATTTGGTCTGGGTACTTGTTACCGGGCGCCCAGTCGCCCCCATCTAGTTATTTTACCAAAATACTTGCATTTCTCAGTAAAAGTAGTAATATCGTATAAACCGGGAAAACCGGCTTATCAAACTGTCCCGGCAGACAGCATATTGATTGATAAGCTGATCTTATATGCAAGGACAATTTATCATGGCATTAGCAACTACCTCAGCCGTATGGCGCTCAACAGGTGGCGACCAAACCCGTACAGCCGCAGCTGGCTCAATGGTTATGGCAGCACCTTTCTATATTGCAAACACTGCAGCTACATCTAACGTAGTCGTTTCTTCGGCTACTAACGCTCCCGCTTTAATTCTTCCAGCTGGTGCAGTTGTTACTGAAGTTATTGTGTCTGTTGCCCCAGGCGGTAACTGCGCAGCTAACATAGGGTTTACCCCACTAATTGGCGTTGGTCCAGGACAAACAACTACCCTCGGAACAAACGTTCCTCAAGGTTTCGTTGCCGCTGGTAACGTAGCCGCTCGTACAGTATTTACCGTTGCTAGTGCA